TTTGCCTTCAACATAATTTGGAGTTGTCGTATTGGAGGTAGGTTGACTATCACTGCAATGAGCGTTGGTAGGGGCTCATTGCAGGCCCTTTCTTGTCAAGGGCCAAAGTACAAGCTGGATTCACTCTGCGTAAATTTAAGATTACGCCATTTCATGATTATAATAAGATATAATGCCAAATAGAAAACGCAAAAACGGTAATAAAAAACGTTCGGCCGCTCGTATGGGAGCGCAGGAGATAGGTCAAATAGTTGGGGCTATTATTGGATCTAAAATTGGTATGCCTGCTACTGGTGCAGCATTAGGTGGTAGTATGATGGAGAAAGCTTCTAGAATAGTTGGTCGTGGTGATTATGTCTATGAGAATGCTCCAACCTCAAATTCACTTGTTCGTAAAGGCGCTAGTGGTGGTTCTTTTGGAAAGGATATGACTTCCTCGTTTCATATGAGGCGACGGGAATTTGTCAAGAATATTAGAGTTAACAGCACTGAGGACTTTACGATAGATTCAATCGTTGTCCAACCTGGGTTGAGTGAGCCTTTTCCCTTTCTTAGTAATATTGCTAGGAGTTTTAGGAATTATAAGGTTCGTGGTTTGGTTTATGAGTATGTATCAATGGTTAGTTCATATTCCACTCAACCAGCCATGGGTACTGTTATATTAATGTTTGATCCCAACCAGGGTGCTGACGCACCAACCAACAAAGTTGCTATGGAGAATATGGCTGGAGCAGTTTCGGCTCGACCAGATAAGAATATTGTTTTGGGGGTAGAATGCGATCCTAGTAAATTGCCTTTTAAGCAATATTTTGTCCGGAGTGGGCTTACTCCTTCGGTAACTAATGCCGTCGAGGACTTTGGTAGATTTTATATAGCCACTTCTGGGTTACCCACGTCAGTTTATGAGCAGGGTACCCTAATGGGTGAGCTCTATGTATCATACGATATCGAATTTGAAAACCCAGCGTTGCCCACTCTTGAGAGTGGGTTTTTCAACCGCTGGGCTAAAGAGATTGGTTCCGGTGCTATCTGGGGCAATAATAGCATAATTGAGAACTATGGAGGGTTATTATACAATACATATGTAACTGGCAATAGACTTTATTTTAAGGATGTTCCTGCAGGAAGCATATTTGTACTGTGTGTAACGTTTAATGCGACTGGGTCGGATGATTTTTCTGGCCTTGCTGACACCTCTCTCTCTGATTTCGATACCGACACTTGGGCTCTCGCTGGCTGTAGTAGAATCTCAATACTTTCCGATTCTGCTGGTGATCCCACATATAGTCTCGTTAATCCTGCCTCCCCTTCTACAGGTGAGAATCTGACTGTGCTTTTTGCCGTTGAGATAGCACGTTCAGTTCCTACCACTGACGGGTGGCTGTATTCAGGCATTGAATTAAGGGCTACTGGCTCTGTTCTAAGTGGCACAGCTGACTCAACTTCTCTCACAATTTATACGTTGGGTCAGGGCCAATCTTTTGCACCCTACTAGGGGTGCGGGAGCGATCGGGAAATGGTATGGGTCTATGGTGAGATTGAAATGCTATGGACAGCAGTTGACGCAAACACTGCATCTATTGATACAATAAATAACACATTAACAACACAAAGCTTACAAATTCAAAACCTACAAGATGACGTGACGAGTAACCAAGAAGACATAAGTGTTCTGGAGTATACTGTAATATCTTTGCAAACGCAGATCTATGATTTGCAGGAACAGATTACTGACAATGATGATGACATTTCTGCTTTAAATAGTAAAGTAGACACTATTGAGTCGACTTTGGAAAGCAAAACACAAAGTGTTACATTTAATGTTAGGATTCAAAGATACGGTACCGGAGATTACGACTTTAGTTGTGATGGTGCGGTTCATGCTTCGGGGTTTTTGTTAGCGTTCTCATCTATGCAATATGTATATGAGTATGCTGCTGGTTCTTATCGCGTAGTTTTCTTACCTGGGATTTTTCCTACAGGTTTGGGTGTAAGAATAATTGCTACGGGTTCGGGTAATACCAAGGACCCACCTGGCCATGATGACTGGGTTTTTGTAGCAACTTCAGATTCAGGTCCTTATTATTCACCGACATATGTTGGTGATTATTTAGATTTTAAGCTTTGTAGGCCCGATGGTGTTTTTTCTTTGGATAGTGGAGGATATGGTGGTTATGTCAATGTGTTGTTTAGTGTCAATTACGGTTTCCCATCGTTCGTGTGAATTTCCTGACTGCTTTACGCAGGTCATCCTTTTTATATTGAAAAACAAAATAAAAACAAAATAAAATTAAACTATAATGTAAATACATATATAATTTATTAGTGTCGCGAGCTATAAATCTGCTGGTTTAACTCTTTCTCTTCAGTGAGAACATTTACGTTGTTATGAGTACCTCTATGGAACAAGCCCACCGTCGCACTTATGTGCGCCGGGTTCAGCGAGAAGTTGCTCTAAACTCCGCAGTCGCTACTAACACTGTAGACAAGATAAAACAGGAAGGTGGACAAAAAATCACTCGCCTTGTTAATGAAGTGTGGCGTGCCAGGCCTAAGGCTCGTCAAGTAGCTGAAGAAAACTATCGAAAAGCGCGCTTGATCAAGAATCAGTACTTGAATGATCATACTTACTCTTTTAAGTCCCGTAAGGGACCTCGTCTCAATCCAGAATATTCTTTTAACTTGCGAGAGTATACAAGAATTAAGAACAATTTTATTCAAGCTTCAATTGAGCTAAATAAAATAATAAAAGAAAATGCTAGCAGGAGGAAGAAAATTGACGTTGCTCCCAGACAAGTCAAGATTCCAAAGTCTGTTACTCCGACTGGTAAAACTTTTAAGGATCCTGAAGAACGTGCTGAAAGAGTAAAAGCCTATAACAATAAGAAAAAGGATGAGTACGACGCTGAAATGGCACATGAGAGAATGTCAGCTAAGCGAGTGACTCAGACGAGGGCTATTGCTAGGGATCAGAAAAGGCTGACGGGAGGTGGTGAAAGAAGATCACGACTGAATAATCGTGGCACTGGTGGTAAATCTAAAGTGCCTAGAACCCCACTACCTCCTATTGAAGAACAGGAAGAACTTGATCCTGAAGAAGCAGAGCGGTTGGAACGCCATGCTTCCATTAAGCGCGCCTTTAATAAAGTGAACGGATCAGAAGTTGATGGAGACCGTGTTAACGCAGTTGGCATGGCCCATCTATTCGGTCCGACAAAAGTAATGCGATCTCATAGAGTACACCCGGCGTATAATGATTTTGTCTATGGTAAACCCCCTAACCAGGGTATGCTTATGAATGACAATCTTTATCGAGTGATGTACGAGGTAGTTGATCTCGATGGCGCACCTTTCTGTGGATTGGTGTGCATAGATACGGCAGTCGGTAAGGAGGTAAACATCACTAATTACCAGCGTCTATTCGGGCAGTTTGTGAATCGGGATCCGGACTGTTTAGAATCGGACACATGTGGTGACTCCGACTACCTAATCGAATACTGCTTGGCTTTAGGCGTTAATTTAGCCATCTATAAAGATCGCGGTAACGGGTTGAAAATGGAGATACAAAAGTGCCATTGTTCGACCTGGAAATGGGTACTGCTTCGACATGTGGATAAAGACAATATTGGTCACTATCAGTTGGTGACTAGTGGGTCTAGTGGTGGACAATCATTCACCAAAACACGTGTTACTAAAAATTCTTCCTGGAACTGGAAGCGGTACCAAAAAGTCGGGGCGGCAGCCGTGGTTGGGGCTGCCCTGTGCCACCCCTTAGGAAGCCTGTTTCTTCTCGGAGCGAAACTCTGTACATCCATCAAAGTTGTTACTGACACTATGTTTTTTGCTGGTGTCAGTTCCAATGTAGTAGATATTGATCGTGGGTGGGAGCTTGGTGAGGAAGTTTGTAATCGCAGTACAGATGACCGGCGTAACGTTGTTGAGCAACGTGATGAGCTGGTAACTCAAGATAGTTATCGCAAGGTCACAGAAAATATCAATGTTCGTTTCTTTTTATCTACTTTGGAAGGACCTATATTGACGCCTGAACTTCCGGGTCCACTACCTGGTCTTTTAGGTATTGGCGAGTATTACATCTCGGAAGTGCGATTTAATCAGGCTTTTAGTGAAGCTCAATTGTTGAGTTCCACTGGTAGGGATCCTGGTATGGCCAAGGCTGGCATTGGTGCTTTGCGTGAAGTTAACACTGATTCAAGTGGTATGTTTATTGTTGACACCTGTCGATTTTTTGATCTCGCAGTTGTAAATCTACAGGTGAATGGTAAACGGACGCTTTATGATGGATTGGTGGCTACAAATGCGCCGGGCGCCACTGCTGCGTTGCCACGGTTAGAGAATATTGAAGCAAATCAAGTGCAGGCGCGCTTGGCTGGTTCTGGTAAGCTTAAAAGCTATTCTAAACGTATGCATGTCAATCATGTAGTCAAGTATAGTTTGACGGAAGGCAAGTCTAATAAACCAGTTGCAGTGGCTCCAGTTGGTGTGCTTGAATGCTCAGAAGGTAGGATTGTTAGTCCGGGTTTTATTAATCTGACTGACAGTCCATCCACTCTAGCCGCGTTTATGCGTAGTATGTCAGTCGTACCAGTCGACGTTGATGATGAAGTTGATGCTAGTCTGCGTCTCCTTGATAAGTATATTAATTCAGCAGATGTAGCTAATCTTGTAGAGACTGATAATATAGATCAGTATCGCAAGCATTATCGAGGAAAGAAGACGCAGAGACAAATAGATGCAGATGTTCGCGAGTATGGGCTTTATCAACAGGGGTTGATGACACCTAGACAGTTAAAGAAATTTATTAATTGCTCAATTTTTGTAAAATTTGAGTCTAATATGAAAAAAAATCAAGGTGTATTTAAGCCAAGACCTCGAGGAATCATTTGCATGGCTCCATTGATGGTTATTGAATTGATCCATGTTCACCAGTTGTTAGACAGGTGGAACCATGGTGATTTCAGACATTTTCAAATTAAGGGGCTCACTTATGACGAAATGGTCATGAAAATCACACAGGCTTGCAGGCGGCCGTTTGCTATAACAGACATGAGTAGTTTTGAGGCTAGTGTCAATCACATGGTTAGGAGGTTAGAATCTTATGTAATAATCAGGTTATGTAAGAGGTCCGGTTTCAACCGTACCAAGTCTGCCTACTATAAATGGGTTGGGTTAGCCACTAATATACATAGCAAATGGGGCAGTTTCAGTCTGCAGTCTAGAGCAAGTGGCCACCCTTGGACTTCAGTTGGCAATGGAATAGCTAGTTGGTGGTTAAATAAGATACAAACCATTGCTAATAGGGTGTGTCCCAAAGTTTACAATAAGGAGTTAGTGGTTGCTGAGCTGAGGCTAGCAACCAACGAAAACAATTGCTGTGATAAAGTTTTCGAGGGCGACGATGGAATAGTCCCGCTTCGAGAATTTAATGAAGTCGCATCAAACTCTGTTGGGTTTAAACTCTCTTCTGAATTTTTGGGCACTCAACCTGGTGATGCCGATTTTCTGAGGAGTCTATGGGTGGATGGTAAGCGTGTATTAAATGTTGGACGCTGTTTGGCGTCTTTGTTATGGATTAGTGATGCTGCAAACTTGAAAAAGAGCAAACAAATGTGGCTACTTCGTTGTAAAGCGACGAGTCTCTACTGGTTAGCTCCCGGGCAGCCAGTTTTAACATCCATAATAAATTACATTAGCAAGCTCACGGCTCCATATATGCCATTTAAGAATTATCAACGTTATTTAAATACCTGGGGCGGTAAAATCTTCACTGGCCTACCCAAGGTCATTGAAGTAGATGCTTCTTACCGTGAAATCATGGCTAGAGGCGGCAAGGGGGTACCGGCTATCCCTTTTGCAATTCAACTCGAGCTTGAAAGACGTTTCAGCTCAGGAGAGTTTTACGTCGGAAACCTCCTTGATCATTTCGATGATCTAAAAGACAAGTCTACAACTCAAATAAATCGTTTCAGTAATGATACACAAGAGATGCAGAAACTCGTCACCATACTCGGCGACCAAGTTAACCCAACATTTTCTTGGAAGCGTATCGAGTAGTGCAGGTAATGCACGCAACACTACATCAAACCTTTTACCCTAGCGATGTAGTGTGGTTCTTAAGCTGGGGGTGATACTTTCACATTGGACTATTTATAGTTCCACTGCGG